AGGTCGGCGTAGTCATCTAAGTCATCAATGTCAGTTTTTTTAGCCTCGTTTTTTAGATGGATTAAGTGTCGCGACAGTTTTAGATATTTATCTTGTATTCTTTTATTATTTTGCTCATATATGGGAAGACTCGCCATAAAATTATTATACACGTCGATTTCATATACAATATCGTCGTCAATTTGAATATCGTCGAGCTGTTCCTGCGTTTCAATTACAATATTTGTATTTGGTTCTTCGAAAAATTTACTAAATTCGTTTGATGTCATAATAATTATTATATATATTATTTTTATATTACAATGGATAATTTAGATTTACTAAATTTTCGCCGGTTGGAAAAAGCAGATTACGACAAGAACTATTTAGAATTATTAAAGCAACTTACAACTGTCGGAGATATTTCCAAAGAAAAATATGAGAAGGCTTTTGATAAAATGGGGGCCGAAGTATGGGTGGTTGAATTTGAGGGAAAAATAATTGCGTCCGTTTCTTTATTATTAGAACAGAAGATTATTCATGAATGTGGGATAGTTGGACATTTAGAGGATGTTGTGGTTGATAGGGATTACCGGAAATATGGATTAGGGAAGTTTATTATTGAGAGAATAATAAAGATTGCGAAGGAGCGGGGATGCTATAAATTGATTGGCGACTGTAAGTCGGAGCTTCTGGGATTTTATGAGAAGAACGGGTTCGAATCAAAATGCGTTCAAATATCAATCTATTTTTAAAATGGGCGATGATTACTAAATAATATATTTAATATTTTTTTCTTTTAGATATTTATAATGACGACTTGTGGTTTAAATGTCTATCAATTTCTCCAACAAAGCCCAGACCTTTCTTTATTTAAAGGTCTCGTTGATAAGGCTGGTCTTCAAGCGGAATTTACTGCGTATGACTGTAAGACTATTTTCGCCCCAACTAATAAGGGATTGGCTCTTACGTCGCCTTATGTCCTCTACTATTTGAACGACCCCGCAAATGTCAATGTTCTTCGATTCTTTCTTAGATACCACGTCTATGGTAAAGAGCTAACAACTTCGCAACTTATTTCTGGAAGCGGACTTACTATGGCGAATGGTGTAAATTTAGGACTCTTGAATGCGCTCTATTACAGCTATTTGCCAGTTCTTCTGGATACTATTCAGGGACGCGCGAATGTAGTCGAAGGAAATCTCCCTGCGAGTAATAATTACATCCATAAGATTGACGCCCTTCTTCAACCTGAGTATGTTGCGGGATAATTAGAGCGAACTCGCTGGTCCTCCGATGGCTACGCTTTTCATGGTTTTCTTCAATGTTTTACCATATTCATTTAAACGGTTTTTATATATTTTATCAACTTCATTATTAGATGGAGTTCTTTTTTGCGTATCCTCAATTTCTTCTTTAATACGCGCTTTTGCGATTTTGACTAATTTCTCGATTCGCTGGGCGTATAAATCGCGGGAATATGTTGCTTCTCGGACAAGCGTGTCTTGGCCTTTTGATTTTATTCCGGATGTTTTCTTTTCTTTTTTGGGGGTTGGTTCTTTATTTGATTCGTCTTTTGATTGTTTTTTGGGTTTAGAAACTTTTTTGATAATGATTTTTGATTCCATAATATATAAAATAAAAAATAAATATACTTTTTCAAATTATATTCATGTAATATATGAATAAAATATTAGAAGAATGTAAAAAATATGATTTAATTGGTATTGGAGAACTTACGCATGGTGAATTGACTTCTTGGAAATATAGATATAAAATTGTTAAATATTTAACAAAATATTTCAATAAAGTTATTATTTTTTGTGAAACACTTAATCCATATATTAGTAATCTTAACAAGAAAAATACTAAATTTAATTTTTATAATTATCAAAATTCAAAGAATTCATATTCTGAATTTTATCCATCAATAATGTTTAATGCTAATAAAACAACTCAACATTTACAAATTACTAAAAAATTTAACAAATTAGTTCCAAAAGTAAAATTTTATGGTATTGATATACAAATAGTTAAATATATAGACATTTATAATATGCTGGATTCAAAACTAAAAAAAATAATTGATAAATACAAAAAAATATATTTGGAAGATTCTATTAGTGGTATAACTCGAAATAAATGTAATTCATCAATTATAAATGATTTAATTTTAGATGATAAAAAAAAGAATAAAAATAATATTTATTTATATTTTGCTCACAATGAACATATAGCATTTAATTGTAATTCAACCAGAAAAAATAATAAATATAAAACGGAAGGTTTTTATCTAAATATAAATTCTAAAATTAAATATCTTAGTATTGCTACTTTTTCGCCGGTTCAATATAGTTTATGGGAGTGTTCTTTTACAAGATGTAAAATTAAAAAATATATTACTAAAAGTAAAAAATGGGATAAAATTTTTAAAGAATATAAAGATAAACCGGTAATTATTAATCAAAATTATAAATTACCAATGTTAAATGATTATTATACAAGTGATTTCAATTTTACAATTGCTGATAATGAAAATATTATTCCGATTTTATTGAAAATAAAAATATAAAATTTTTTCAACTTTAAAGATTCATAATTAATATAATTATGAGTCATCTTAAAAAATTGAACTATATCGGTTCGAAACACACTCTCCTCCCTTTTATTGAATCCACTATACGCAATGAAATGGATACCAGCGATTTTTCAAAAATGAAATTCGCGGATGTGTTTTCAGGGACATCTAGTGTAGGATTTCATTTTAGAAACCTCAATTGTTCAACTGTATTCTCAAATGACATTGAGTATTTTTCACATGTTATTGCGAGAGCGTCTCTTTGCTCAAACTATACAGAGAAAGTTAAAAAACTTATGGGCCTTATATCGGTTTCGGAGCCGTTCGTCGGATGTCTATCTAAAAACTATTCTGAGAGTGGAGAACAACAACGGATGTTCTTCTCAATCGAGAACGCCAACCGCATTGATGGAATGCGTCGCAAACTGGAAGAAATTAAGCCGACAATTACTGAGAGCGAATACTACTTTTTACTCGCATCGATTATTGTATCTGCGGACACATGCGCCAACGTCCCCGCAATATATGGCTCATTCTTGAAGGAATACAAAAAGAGCGCCGTCAATCCAATTAAGCTCGAACCGATTCATACGAAGACCGGAATAATCAAGAATAATCGGGCGTTTCAGTTGGACTGTATAGAATTCGCGGATAAAATGGGCTCCGTAGATTTCGTCTATTTGGACCCCCCATACAATGAACGTCAATATTCGAAGAATTATCACGTTCTCAATTATATCGCGCGATATGATGAAGAGCTCGAAATCTATGGAAAGACGGGCCTAATAAAGGATGTAGCGCTGAGTGATTGGTGTTCCAAGAAAACGGCGCCCGTAGTTTTAGATAAATTACTGGAAAAACTCCACACGAAAACGAAATATGTTTTTATGTCATACAACAACGAGGGGATAATCGGGCATGATGCGATTAAGGAAATATTCGATAAATATTTCGATACGAAGATTGTTTCGCATGAAACGAAGCGTTTCAAGAATTTTAAATACAATGACACAGGAACAACGATTGAATATTTGTGGGTTGGAAAGGCAAAATCTTAATTATAATTTTAGATAAACACTAATATTATATTCAGTAAAGTATAATGGAGTATTATAGGTCTATAATTAAGAAATATACTTCTAATAATGAACTTGATAGTTCTAAGTCTTCCTCAAAGACTTCAACTCGCGCAATTCCTAAACTTGAAAATACTTATTTTTCATCAAAAGCGCAGATTGACTCACTTTTAAGTGATTTAGGATTTATTGAAATTGCTATTGGGTTAGTAATTATTAATTCAAGCAACCCTAATTATACAGATATTTACAATTTAATGAATGATTTTCTTTCAGAAGAAGAAGAAGTTGACCCAAAGATGACAGTTGATATTATCAGTTCAACAGGTGTTTTCTTATATTCAAATAAATTGACATTAGAAGAAGTATTGGAACAACCTAATCAGAATACATGCCCAGAAGTCATGGCTTCTGTCAATTTTGTATGGGGAAATCCAATGATAAATAAGACGGCTTTCCCAATAAAACCAGTCTATCCTGATTCAGTTGCGCCAATGGTTTCCGCCGGTTATGGTCTTGCCGATAGACTTGATTTTTTTGCGTTTAAAAATCAACAATATGTCGCAAAAACATGGGACGGTCTTAATGTAGGTAATAATCAATTGAATGATCAAGGTCCTCTTTGGGCAAGTATTTTTACAGTAAGAATATCACAAAATAATATTATAATTTAGAGTTCATGATTCGCAAATTCTAATAAATAGATCGACACATTGGACATCGCAATTTGTCGATACACATCTCAAACGATTCTTTTGAAAAAATATGACCGCATGATGTCATAATGATTTCTGTGTCATCGTCAAAATCGTCATGCGATATTGGACACGATGTAAAATTACGAGTGTTATATTTTTTCAATGACTTGAATGTCCCAACCCTATTTTGATTATTTGCAAAATAATTGTGCGGATTATCAACGCATTCTCCCATACCCACAAATTTAATGGACGAGTCGAATATATTTATTCCACTCATTTCAACGTTCGAACCGATTGATAAAAATAAAAGTTTCTTACACAATCCAAAAATAAAGTTTCCAATAAGAAACGTATATTCTCCAATAATCGCGGATGTTAAATTTTCGCAAGAAGAAAATGCGTAGTCTTCAATTATTGTTTTTCCAACTACTAATTTTTTCATGCGACAAGCGTAAAATGATGCTTGTCCAATAAAGCCAGTGTTTTCTGGTATAACCAGCTCGTCAGTATCATCATTTGCGAGATTTCGCAAACGACAATGATAAAAAGCGTATCTGTGAATTGCTTGAATTTGTGGTCCAAGACGGACTGATTCCAGCTCAAAACATCCACAAAATACCCCGACATTAATGCTCCTAAGATTTTTGGAAAGAACCGCTATTTTGAGAGTTTCGCAACCTGAAAACGCGTGTTTTCCGATTACACTAACACTATCAGGTATTTTTATTGAATCAATCAACCAGCATCCACTGAATGCGTTCATTCCAATTTCATCAACGCCATCCGGTATTTGAATATAATGGAGTCTTTTACAACCTGAAAAGCAACAGATACTAATTTTTTTCAATTTTAATGGAAGATTGATGAATTCTAATCTATCACAACCAGTAAAACAGTTATGGCCAATTGTATGAACGGCGGTTGGTATATCAACTACTTTTAAGGACCGACATCTCGCAAAGGCGAAGTTCCCGATTGTTTCGAGATTTGGAAACATAAAATCAAATAATTGGACTTTGAGATTTGCGCAACGATTGAACGCAAAATTTCCGATGCGCCTAATATTATTACGCTCACTAATATTTATCGGATTTATATCTAAATTAACGCATGAATCAAATGCGCGGTCTCCAATTTCTTCAACTGAATCTGGTATTGTAATAGACACTAATGAACGACAATCTCGGAAACAACTTATTTTTTTGACTCCATGTGGAATAATGATTGATTTCAGTTTAATACATCCTCGGAAAGCGTCATTCCCGATATGGACAGATAAAACTGATGAAATCATTTTAGAATGAACCATATTATTTCCAAAAATAACTTTTTCCAGACTCTCACAACCTTCAAACGCGCTCATACCGATATTTTCAACAGAATCCGGAAAGATAATCTTCCGCAATTTCTTACAACCGCGAAAAGCGTATTTTCCAATTGATTACAGTTGTGAATCTGGTAGGAATGTTATTTCTTCAAGATTCCAGCATCCTTCAAATGATTCATTTTCAATTTCAGTAATTTCGCGTTGAATAATGATTTCAATGAGAGT